CATGGCGAAGCTCATCCGGCTCAAGCCCTTCGATGCCAAGAAGGGGCACCTGGTTCGACGGTACACCGCGTTCTCGACGACGTTCGAGGAGCACAAGGGTTGGTACCGCGTCTCTGACGAGGTCGCCTCGTACCTCGCCACCGTGCACCAGGACCCCAACGACGAGGACTCCCCGTGGGCATTCGACATCTGTACCAAGGAGGAGGCCGAGCGAATCGACCTCGCCGAGAAGAAGAAGGCCGAAGAGCGAGCTCGGGCAGCCGAGCCCAACGTCGCCACGGCGCGCGACATCACGCAGATCGGCGGCGACCTGGTCACCGCGGACCTCCGCGAACCGGACCGGCGCTCGCGCTCGACCACCGCAGCTGGACGGCGCGGATGAGCGATGACACGCTCAGGTCGCTCCGTTCCCCGCACCGTCGGGATGACGTTCATCAGCGCTTGCGGACGGTGCGCGCCGCCGGTAGGTCTGGCCCTGGTGGTTGCTCGGTGGTGGTTCCGGCCGGAAGCGCCCACCGAAGCAGGCCGACAAACGCCACGACGATCGCCAGCGCTACGAGCCCCACCTTGAGAAAGAAGACGTACAGCTCGTGCTCCGTCGGAATGGCCCCGTCGGCAAAGGCTGGGCGGGCAATGCCACAAACCAATGAGGCTGCGAGCGCCCGGCTGCCCCGCGTTCCTGATGACATGGTTCAACAGTACTACGCGAATCCGACCTCTAGATCGCGGCCGCGATTTCTTAGTTGGGCTGCGACTTCTTTCGGGCCGCACGCTGCGGCGGCGGGCTGATCGATGCCGGCGCTCGCCCGCGGGCAATCGAGCGACGGCCGAACCCCGGTGCTCGAGCTGTTCACCCCGATGAGCGGTGTGCTCACCGACGCCGCGCAGGTCGGATTCCAGATCTTCGACATCAGCGACGACGCCAAGCGAGCCGACCCCGTACAGGTCTTCCCCGAGCCCGCGGGTACACGCGCGCCGGTCAACACCACCGGCCTGTGGCCCGCGGGCGACAAGCTCGGGACCGGCCACGTCGTCGCGCGATGGACGCCGCCGCCGAGCGAGCCGCTCGGGCTTCACGAGCTCCGGTGGTTCGTGCAGGGCACACCCGATGCGGTCGAGCAGGTCGTCAGCGTGGAGTTTGACGTGCTCGCCGCGAGCGCTGGCGCGTATCGGTCCCTGTACGCGTTGGTCTCAGACCTACGCGCCGAGGGCGTGACCGCGGCGGACGCGACCGACGCCCGGCTCGCGCGGCTCCTGCGCCTGGCGACCCAGTACGTCGACCGCGCGACCGGCCGATTCTTCGCGCCTCGCTCGATGACGATGACGCTCGACGGCAGCGGCGGCCGAGCCCTGCTGCTCGCGCATCCCGTCATCGCCGTCCGCGAGGTGAAGCTGTCGCTCGCCATGCCGGCGCAGGTCGGCGAGCTGCCGGTCGAGCCGTCGTTCTTCCGCATCTACAACCGGCACCTGACCCAGGGACTCCTCGACCCCGACGACCGCGAGAACCCGCGGCTCGAGTTCTGGCATGAATCGGACCTGTTCGGCGTTTCCACCTCGCCGGCGGCGAGCTTGGGGCTCGGCTCGTTGGTGTGGTTGCGGGGCCCCCAGAACGTCATCGTCGACGGGCTGTTCGGCTACACGGACCCGGACGGCTCGATGGTCGGCTGTACGCCCGACCTCATCCGGCACGTGACCAAGCTCCTGGCGCTGCGGGAGATCCCGGCGATGACGGACGTCGGGCGGCGCGAGGACCAGCAGCAGCGCTGGCGCCTCATCAGCGAGCGCACACGCGACCAGGCTTACGACCTCGACCCGCTGCGATTTCAAGGCGCGTTCAGCGGCGATCCGGCGATCGACGCGCTCCTCGTGCAGTTCATGAGGCCTCCACAACTGGGAGCAGCGTGACTTGCGAGGCCGGCTCGTGAGCCCCTTCCTTGCCGAGCTGGTGCGGCTCGACACGCTCGCCACCGCGGCCGACCCCGATGGCCCCGGCCCGACGACGTCCGGCTACGATGTGGACTTCCAGGAGACCGTGCTGGTGCCAACCCCAGGTGGGAGGGGAGCCGACGCGCGTCGCGAGAAGCCGCCGGTTCGGATTCCCTGCCAGGTAGAGGTCCAGACGTTCGGCGAGCTCACCGAGCTACTCCCCGGCAACTCGCCTCGGTCGAACTTGGTGCTGGTGTTCCACTTCCAGGACCTTGAGCGGATGCGCCTGGTCGATCCGGCCACCGGCGACGCGCTCCTTCGGGTCGGTGACCGCCTCGCGGCGATCCGCGACTACCGCACCGGCGAGCTCGTCCAGGCCATTCGCACGCCGCCCGGGCTCTACCTGACGGAGGCCCAGCCGCAGTCGTTCGGGTTGGGGCAGCGGCGTAACTTGTTGCTGGCGACGTTCACCGAGCGCGCGCTCGGCATCAGGGCGGGCAGCTGATGCTGAAGGTCACGCGAATCGGCGACTGGACGCGCGTCGGACAGCTGCTCGCCAGGGCACCCGAGCGCGTCCAGCAGGCCATTGACAAGGCGATGCTTCAGGAGGGTCAGTTCCTCCGCACCCAGATCGTCGAGGGGATCCGCGAGCAGGCCCCCGGCGGCCGAGCGTTTGCGCCGCTCGCGCCCACGACCCTGGCGATCCGCAAGTTCCGCGGCTTCGGCGGGACCAAGGCGCTCTTGGTCCGCGGTGACCTCCGGAACAGCATCACCGTCACCAGGGACGGCGACAAGGTGCTCGTGGGCGTCCTGCGGACCGCAAGGAATCGCGCGGGCCAGCCGCTCGTGGACATCGCCGCGATGAACGAGCATGGCTCGCGGCCGATCGTCACGAAGCTCACGCCGAAGGCCCGAGCGTTTCTGCATGCGGCCTTTCGGAAGGCGGGTCTCGATGCACCGGGGGCGGGTCAGCCCTCCACGGGGATCGCGGTCGTCCAGATCCCGCCTCGTCCGTTCCTGGCGCCCGTATTCGAGAAGTACGCCCGCCCCGAGGACGTGTCGCGGAGGTTCCTCGAGCGCATCGCCGCGAACCTGGGTGGCGACTTCGGTGGGGTCTAGGAGCCAGATGAGGCGGCGCAATTGGAGAGAATCAAGGCAGTGCCCGTCGGACGATGTAAGCAATTGGCGACATCGAAAGCGATACATCCGTACGTACCAAATGCCGCAGGGCGATGCTTGCCTCGATTCTCGTTTTCACACACGCTAGTCGCAGGGGGGAGTATATGTTTAATCCGTTTGGCAAGAACTTTGAGAGCGTTGCCGGATCCGACCTTCTGCTACTGCGCTCCATCTCGGAGGGATGGTTCATTGAATACAAGTCAGCAGTCATAGAGGCAAGTGCAATCGGTAAATCGCTATCGGCATTTGCGAACCATGAAGGCGGCTGGCTGTTCCTTGGAATAGCAGCACAAGATACTCATGCAGGCACCTTTGCAGGAATATCGTGTAAAGACTTAGAGCTGACCGAGCGAAGGCTGAGAGAAGGTGCTGCCAATCACTGCTCGCCGAGCCCATACTATGAGAAGAAGTTCATCCTGGGACCGGTCCCTGAGATTGAACTCGCTGCGGAGCGATTCATAGCCGTGGTTCGCGTTCCACGGAGTCATGACACGCCCCACGTCCATAAGTCAGGAAGGATCTACCGCCGTATCGACAGCTCTTCGGAGCCGAAAGCCGAAAATGACCGAATGGTGCTCGATACACTTTGGTCTCGCCGAGAGCGCGCCCAACGACGCATCGAACAATTTTGCTCATGGCGCCCTGACACTACCGACCGCGAAGCAGAGAATACGTACATGCATGTCACGTTCATGGCTGATCCATTGAACGATCGCGAGTTGACATCAAAGGTGACATTCGAAAGGCTTCAGTCGCTAATGAGCGACAATTCACCGGAATCCGGTGGTATCGGATTTGACAGCATCTACCCATGCCCAGGCGGCGCAATAGCGAGGCAGACTCGCACGAACAATCCATTCTCACAGGTATTCACTTACAGGTACTACCGGAATGCGAATGCCAGGATAACGATTCCTGTCAATACATTCGAGGTAGTCCCTGGCTTTCGCGCGCCAGTCGATAGCCCCAACATGCAGGCATTCGCAGATGTTGCGAGAATGTATGGATATAGCAATTTTATCGCCATGGATCTGACCAGATTGATGATGCACCTGGGGGCAGCGCTGCAACGTTTCCGGGTCCTCCTTCGTGAGGATGATTTCGAGATCCCGCATATCTACTATAGTCTTGGTTTTCAGTGCATTTGGCGAAGGATGCCGTTTTTGGACTCTGCCCCATATATCGACTATCTGCGCGAGCGGGGTATGCCACTGATCGAGATCAGCGATATTGTGGCTCCCGAAGAAGGCCTAGGCGAGCTGGATGGCGAACCGCTCGCGAAAGACGGATCTGTAATCCCAAATGGCATGCTGGAGATCTTTCTGGCAGTCTTGGACGTCTTTGGTATTCCGGCACACCTGCTGGCGGGAGGAGCCGATGGCATTTTAGGTGACTTAGTGCGTGAGGCCTAGGGGAGCATCGATGCACTTGGTCGTTGACAGTCGCGCGCAAATTCCATAACGTAGATGCACGTAAGCGGTTCGTTCGCGTTGCGTGGGTCGTCGATTCACTCGAGCCCTGGTGCCTCTCATGGCATCAGGGCTCTTTGCGTTCCGGAACAAGATGGCCATACCGTCGATCACCAGCATCACACCCAGCTTCGGACCGACCGGCGGCGGCGTGCTGCTGCAGGTCGCCGGCACCGGCTTCCAGCTTCCGGCTGTGCCTGCGCCAGCCGGGCTGACAGCGCCTCCTCTGCCCACGGTGCGCGTACTGCTCGGTGGCCGCGCTGCCCGGGACGTCCGCGTGCTGGGGCCTGGCCTTCTGACCTGCCTTGCCCCGGCGGGCGACGCCGGCGCGGCCGACGTCGTCGTCCAAAACATCGATGCCGCCGGCATCGCCATTCCGGATGAGCAGGCCGCCGCGGCGGCGGCGTTCACGTACGTCCGCCCCGCGCTGACCACCGAAGCAGACCTGACGCGGCTCGTCCGCCGGCTGCTCCAGGAGCTGAAGCGGCAGGTGATCGACAACGTCGTGCTCACCGTGCAGACCGACTTCGACGTGGACGCCGGAGAGCTGCACCTCGCACACGTTGCCGCGCTACCTGCGCTCGTGCTCCTTGGCCCCGAGCTCAGCGAGAACCGCTTCTACTCGCTGAACCGGCGGCCCGAGGTCCCGACTGAACCCGACCGCTTCGCCCAGCGCCGCGCGCCGTACACGGTCGACCTCGGCTTCACGTTGATCGGCGTGTCGGACCACACGACCGAGCTGCTCAACCTGATGGCCGCGTCGCAGCTGTTCTTCCATCGCAACAAGCTCCTCGAGCTCGACCGGGATCCTGCGAACGCCGACGCCGGGGCCGTCCGCTACGAGATGGACCTCACGCCCGACGGTGACCTCAAGGTCACGAGCCAGCCCAACGAATCGAACGTCCGCAGCTTCTCGGGTCGCTTCGTCGTCCGCGGCTTCGACCTCGATGACCTCGCCGGCGTGGCCGACGAGGGTGTCGTGGCGCGTGGCGCGGTCACGCGCGAGGTGGTGCTCGAGCCGCCGCGTCAGCTCCCGCCGCGTCCAGGCGCCGCGGATCCGGGGCGCTGAGGAGAACGCCATGCCGATCACCCTCGAGAGCCGGGTTCGAAGGATGCAGGTGTTCAACCTGCCCCACGAATCGTTCTGCCGTGACCGGTGTGCGTGTTCGCAGACGACCGTCGTCGTCACTGCGGAGAACCCGCGGACCGGCGAGCGCGCGCGGAAGAACGTCCAGAAGACGGTGCCGGCCTCGATGACGTTGCTCGCCGGCGAGCGCCGGGCCGGCTTGCCGGCTGCGCTACTCGAGGTGCCGGACGTCAAGGCCGCGATCGCGTGCGGCCACCTGCGGCTGGTCAACCAGACGCCCGACCCCGCGCCGACGCCGAGCGCGACAAGCGCGGCGAGCTCGCCAGCGACGAAGGGTGGCACAGGATAGATGAGCAACCAGCTCCTGGCGTCCAAGGTCGTCATCCTCGAGGAGGAGCCGCGTACCCGGAACATCGCCGCGCTGCCCACGGCGATCGCCGCCGCCGTGGGGATCACGGAGCGGGGCCCTGTGGGCGAGGCCGTCCTGGTGACCAGCTTCGAAGAGCTCGCGGCGACGTTCGGCGGATTCACGGTGAACTCGGATCTGGCGCTCGCGGCGAGCGCGTACTTCGAGAACGGCGGCCAACTGCTCTACGTCGTGCGGACGGTCCACTACGGGAGCCCGACCGACGGCGCCACGAAGACGTCGAAGGCCGCGACGCTCAGGCTCAAGGACCGCGCGGCGACGGCGCTCGATACCCTGCGGATCGACGGCCGGTGGGATGGATCCTACGCCAACGACATCCGCGTCGTGATCGGCGCCGCCACGAGCGGGGCGGTCAGCGAGTTCAATCTGTCCGTCGAGGACGGCGGCCTCCTTGCCGAGCCATTCGCCAACCTCTCCATGGATCCGACGAAGCCGAACTACGTCGAGACCGTCATCAACGACGCGGCTCGCGGCTCGCGACTCATCACCGTCGCAGATCTGGACTCGGCGACCCCGGCGCCGACTGACCTCCCAGCGCTGGGGACATTCGGGCCGCTGGCGGGCGGCGACGACGGCCTCGCCAACCTGGCGGACGCCGACTTCATCGGGAACGCGGCCGGCAAGACCGGGCTCCATGCGCTCGATGCGATCCAGGGGATCACGCTCCTTATCGTACCCGGACGTGCCACCGCGGCCGTCCACAACGCGATGCTCACGTACTGCGAGGTGACGCGGGACCGCGGGTGCTTCGCGGTCCTCGATCCACCGGCCAATCAGTCGGCGACCGGCATCATCACCTACGCCGAGTCGACCGCGGCGATCCTCGGGCTCTCGGAGTTCGGCGCGCTGTACTGGCCGCGCGTGAAAATGTTGAACCCGTCGCGGACCGTGTTCGGCAACGCGGCAACGCTGACCGTCCCGCCCTCGGGCCACATCGCCGGCGTCTACGCGCGGACCGACAACGCGCGCCCGGGCGGCGTGTTCATTCCACCGGCGGGGATCCTGAACGGCATCCTCCTCGGAGTGATCGGCTTCGAGACCGACGAGGTCCTCGACGAGGCGAAGCGCGACTTGGTGTTCCCCAAGCGGATCAACCCGCTGACCGTGTACCCGGGCACGCCGCGTCACATCGACGGCGCACGCACGCTCAAGGGCGACGGCAACTTCCCGACGGTCGCCGAGCGGCGCGGCGTCATCTTCATCGAGCAGTCGCTCAAGCTCGGGCTTTTGTTCGCCAAGCACGCGAACAACACCGAGGCGCTGAGGGCGGCGTTGACCCGGACGGTCACCGCGTTCCTGCTCATCCAGCTTCGGAACGGCGCGTTCGCATCGGTAGACCCGAAGAAGGCCTTCTTCGTCGACTTCGGGGACGCGTTGAATCCGCCCTCGTCGATCGATGCCGGGCAGGTGGTTGGCCGCGTTGGTCTTGCGACCGCGAAGCCGGCCGAATTCATCGTACTGCGCTTCTCGCAGGACACACGCGCATTGGACAGCGAGCTCGCCGCCGCGGCGGTGACAACCGGATAGCCAGAGACACACAATGCCAATCATCGGAACGCCGCGTAGCTTTCATAAACGATTTTCCTTCGTTATTGAGTCCGATCTAGCCAATGCGGGCTTTCAGAAGTGCAGCGAGCTATCAGTGGAGGTTTCGTCGATTGACTACTACGAAGGTGGGTCACTTATTCCCCACAAAAGTCCTGGCCGCCTCAAGTTCGCCGACATCACGCTCGAGCGGGGCGCGACCAAGGACCAAGACCTGTTCGACTGGATGCAGCAGGTCGCCGACGCTGCGGCGAACGCTGGCCTTGTCGAGTCTCGCTACAAACGCAATGTAGACATCGTCCAGCAAGATCGCGACGGCTCGACCTTGCGCCGCTGGTCCATCGCCGGCGCGTGGCCGGTCAAGTTCGTCGCCGGCGCCTGGGACAACGAGGCCGATGAGAACGTCATCGAGAGCGTCACTCTTACCTACGACTATTTCACGCTGGCATAAGGCAATCATGACCATGAACATCACTTGTCCGTCGGGGCTGTCCGGCGAAATCCGCGGGCTCAAGGGCAAGGAGGGCAAGTTGCTCTCCGACCGCTCCGCTGCGCGCGCCGGGTCCACGTTCGAG